AGGAGATTTGTTCTGAAAAAGGAGATGAAAGAAGAAAAGAAACGTCCCTGTCGTCCGTTAGCACTTTCAGGTATTCACCGACAGCGCCTGCTACGTTAGCTCTGTCGGCGACTGGGGAGTCAATCATACCTGTGGGGCTGGTTGGGCACCAGCCGCGCCTTGTTCTCCTCCGGCGGCTAAGGCCGCCGCTGCCGCGTTCCCGTCACCTAGGTCCAAGCCTCCTTCGGGTGGAGGTGGGGGCCCTTGGTTGTGGGGGGGGAGCGGTCCTCCGGCCCCACCTAGTGGTGGGGCTGGAGGGCCCGCGCCGCCAACGACACCACCGCCGCGAGTGTAAGGCGCACCTCTTAACGGCTGGTGGTGTGGGATTGGCACCATTGCTGGTCCCCTTACCGGGTTGGTCGTGTCCGGAGGTGCACCCTCACCGCGGCCGGCAGTAATACCGGGGTCGCTGTGATGGTTGACTCCGTGCCAGGTGGTAACTGGTGCTCGCTCCTCATCCCACGTAGGTGGGACGTTTGAGACGTCGATCACCGGTGAGTTAGCCTCACCATACGCCCTCGCTCTCAGCGCAGCTTGAGCCAGAGCTATGGCAGCCCTGGACCTAGCCCTCCTCGCTTCGCGATCGGCGTAGTTACTCGTACCTGTCACAGAGAGCCCGGTGGGAACAGTCACACGCCATTGTGTGTCATGTTCCAATTCCCAGGCCTCCGGAAGATCCGTCACCGTCCCGTCGAAGTCATCTGACCAGTCCACATTCATATACTTCGCAGCATACGAACCTTGGATGTTGATGAACTCAGCCGGGGCGGGTATAGCGCTCTGCCCTCTCACCCAGAGGTACGAGGACAGAGGGTCCGCGGCGGAGTGCTTGACTCGCACGTCCCCGCGGGTGGGCACCTGGTCGCCCGCCAAGATGACACTGTCGTCATCAAACTGGTACAACTTCATGTGTGCCAGGGGCGCCGGTGAAGCGGCATGGGCCGCGATCAACCCAGATGTTCGCGCCGTCCTCATCTTGAAGGCCAGCGTCGAGAAGTTCGCGTTCCTACCTCGGTCCAATTCTCGGTGCCGCTCGAAGGTGGGAATGTGGGCTGTCTCGCCCGGAGTAGCTAACGCTCCAAACCCTGCTGCCTCAGCCGGTGAGCCGAGGAAGCCCACGTCGATTAATGACGTTGGCTCGATCCAGAAGTACGGAGCGACCGTTTTGTGACGTAGGTGCCTATCTACGTTGTTAGCCAGGTAGGCCCCGGCCACAGTGCAGAAGTGCGCCTCCGCTACCTGCGAGTTCGTGTTGAGCCCGAAAATACGGGTCAAACCCTGCAGGTACAGGGGAGCAAAACGCCCTAAGTCGCCGGAGACTTGACGGCCGATTGCCCGACCATCAGCATCAGTGGGCGTATCCCCCTCGTCCGTTCCGGGGGGGGACACGTCTCCAGCGGCCGCGGTGAAAACGGTCGGGTACACCCCTCCGCTCGCTGTGACGGTGGGGTCACAGTGCGCCACTATAGCGGCGGTTTTGAGCGCGATGGCATCAACCCAAGCCGACATCGTGCTCGCCGAGAGCGACCCGGCAGCTGGCAGAGACGGGTAGTCCCTGAGGCTTTGATTGATACCACCGTAGGGTACCCTAAATCTACCGTAACGTAGGAGTTCACGCATGTAGCCTCCTTCGTCGGTGTGCCCGACGACGGAGACTAGTGAGTGGATACCCCTAGTCACGGCGTAGGAGAAAATATCTCCCGCACCGCTAGCCTCCATATTTGCGCCGATGATGCGCAGAGCTTCGACACACGCCGTTCCGAGCGCGTGTCCGGAGACAGCTGGTACTATAGGCTCGTTGGTGTTAGCATCGAGCCTGAGGACGTCGGTGGTTACAGCCGCCCCTTCGCCGTTAGCGGCAGCGACCAGTACTGCGAATACATGGTCGTTGCCTACCGTGTCCACAGTCCTAGGTATGAAAACCGAGGAATTAGACGCCGTTTGAGGCGAGTCGAGCGTGCCGAGTGCGACCACACGTACGGGTTGGTGGGCCCGTAGGTTGGTGATCGTCACGCCACCGAAGATTGACTGCGCGGCCACACCTTTCGCAAGCCGCTCGGCGATGCCGGCCAGGTCCATCATAACCCACTGGGGGCTGAAGTTACTGAACCGGCGTGCGAAACCCTCAAAGTTCGCCGCCTCGGCTGCGTTGATGCGCACGCTCGCGTCAACTGGGATCACTTCGTCATTGTGAGCCCCGAGGGCGTCGTTGAGACGCCCAAATCGGCGACCGACCTCATAGAAGATCGAACGCCTGTACTGGGTCACTGACCCGTGTTCGTGTACCCCGATCGTGAGACCGGAGCGGTATCTGCGGTATTGATTGTCAGCCTGAATGGTACCCGCAGAGATACCAGCGACTGTGCCAGTTAGCGGACTGGCTCCGGAAGCGAGAAAACGTGTGGTAGACGCCATTGGCAGCTGTGTGTAAGTGTTTTATGCAACGGTGTAGATAGCAGACTGGATCAACGGAACCCTCCCCAGATCGTACTAGAACACCACACCCTGACCGCCTACATTCCTTTTCAGGTAGCTGACGGGGCCAGTGAGGGATTGAACCTCACCTTGCGGGCCATGCACCGGCTGCAGTACCGGTTTTACCCGGTACGCGTGCCGCACGCGATGTCGGGCTTACGAAGGTCAGAGGAGCGGCTGTATCCACTTCTCGGACCCCCAGGGCTTGTGCCCCGCGGCCGACGATAGAGAAGCGGGAAACCTTTCGGTATTGACGCT